AGCATATCACGCGTTGCCATATCAACAGCCTGTCCGAGAGTACCCGTACCGCTGCCGAAATACACCTGCGCGTTAAACTGCGCTTTCCTGTACTCATCATTAGCCCTGCGCAGTATCGCTGTCTGCACATCGCGAACCGAGCCGCCTACCTCGTCAAGCAAGGAGTTAAGCGCGCGTTCGTTCACTGTAAAAAATTCCGCTTGCACGCTTTCGGGCGGACGGTTTATTTTATATCCGCGCTTTACGGCATTTAATATTCGGATTTCTTCGTTCATGCGCCCCTGCTTGTATGCGGCTCTGATTGCGTAGTCTATTTCTTTGTCCATACGGCGGTATGTGCCTGCAAATCGGCGCGGATTGTTTTGTATGTACTCGTTAAGCGCCTGTATCTGCTGCGCCTGCCATTGCTCGAATTTAAGTCCCTCCGCGGTTTCAAGTGTGCGGTGGTGTGCCATATTGCGCGTCATTGAGTTGAGTAATTGTGTTTGTATTTCCACAAACGCCGCGCCTATATCATAATCAGCCATTGTCGTCCCCTTTCGCAAAATTTGTATCAAAAAAGCACGTCCGCTTTCGCGAAAGTGCTTGACATAGTCTATTTATAATGTTATAATTTAGATAAAGAGGGAGCGGTTTTGACCGTTCCGCACATTATAGCGTTTTGTTAGGATTTAACCTAACCACCGCCTCATGTACCAGATGGGGCGGCTTATTTTTTTATGGTCTTGATTATTTCAAGTATAACAACAAAAATTAAAAACATCGTTATGTAATCCATAAACGAACACCCCCTTTCGGTAGGTGTCGGAACAGCCGCCGCCGCTCAATATTCTCTTTATCAAGGTTAATTTCTTAACCTGTCTTATTATACCATATCCATACAACCGCTGTCAACGGCATTTACTGCATTCCCACCAACGGCTCGTCCGCGCTGACTAACCCCGTCTGCTCCTTAATTCGCTGTACCTCCTCGGCTTTCCACTCGTCATCCTTGGCAGTACCCCACATCTCCTCGACCTTGCTTTCTATCGACATCGGCGTGTTCGGGTTTGACAGAGTTTCAACAACCGCCTCAAATGACGGGTTTGCGTACTCGCCGAAATTAACACTGCATTTTACCCCTTTCAGCCCCTGCGCATTTGCCGTATAATAAACGTCAAACACCGTCTGCACAAGCTGACAAAGAGATTTTGTAAGCGCCGTTACAATCTTCTGACGTGTATACAGCGTGGTTTTTTCCTTTTCCCTCTGTGCCTCGGCATTGTCAAGCTTTTTTGTGTCAATGCCGAGCGTGGACGGCGAAATAACGCCCTGCAAGCACAAATCCATAGCCGCCATATACGTCTGTACATATCCCTCAACAGGCAGTGACGGCTGTTTTACGTCAACGCTGTTTTTCGCGTTTTCCGTCATATCATCGCCTATCTTGATAAACTGATTGTCAAACGCGTTCGGACGCATAAGACCGCCTGTTGCGCCGTTTCTCGGTATAAGGCTTTCGGGTATATACGTGCGCGGTCGGCAGTCACGCAAAGCCTGCATCCACTGCGAGTACGCCTCATCAAAGCTGTCAAAATTATCTGTTTTGCCGTCATACACCGACTGACCGCGTCCCCTGCGCTCCGCCGACTTTATAAACATAAGCGGAACAGCCATTATAAAACCGCCCTCGAACGTCACATCATGCAAGTTCTCCGTTTCGCGAAGTGTCACTGTCGGCATCTCTGTTTCGCCCTTATACAGCTTGTACTTAACATATCCCTTACCATACGTTTCCTCAAGGCGGTACTCACAGCTCGAACGCGTGTACGTTTTCAGAAATATAATCTCCTTTATCCTTCCGCGGTCGTATTCTATTCGTATTTTGTCCCCCGGCACAAACTCAACTATCGGATACTGTGATACAGCGTTGTCAAGCGACAGCTTAAACGCTCCGTCACCGACAACAAGCGTCTGCCGAACCGCGTCCTCAATAATATCATCAAAGCAGTTTTCCGCAGCTATGCTCTCCCATATATCACCGTCCGCGCCGTCCTCTACCGTTATGCCGCCAAAGTCGGCGGTGACAATGCCGACAAGCGTGTCAACTATCAGCCGCGGCAGTCCTGTATGTATTTTGCGTATTTCGTGACCGCACGTCGGCACAGCGCCCCAAAAGCTGTAATTGTAGTTTTCCGTCTGCTTGTAAAACTGGTTAAGCTCGTATGCTTTGCCGGAATACCACAGGCGGTTTTTAAACGCGTCCGTCCTCTCGTCAAACTCCTTGTATATCGTCATTTGATACGGCACGGGCGGTACAATTTTTAAAAGACTGTTCACTATATTTTTCAAACTAAGCATTTTTAACTCCTATCGCGTTTCTGTACGGCAGCCACGCGTACTGAACGCTGTTTATCATATGGTCGTTCGCGTCCTCGGGTACCGCGTCCTTGTCCTCGCGCCACGAGTACGTTTCAAGCTCCTTGATGTAATTGACGCACTCAGCGGCAATAAAAAAGCTGTCATGGGCGAACCATGATAGCTGCAGGTTAATTCTGTCTATTATTTTTGTTTTTTTCCAAGCGTCGTTGAACACATAAATACAGCCGTTTCGGCGTTTGTACTTGTTCAGCTCCGTTATTGTTGCTTGGTCTGCGCTGTCTATAAAAACGTGGCGCGTGTACCCGTATTTCTCGCCGCACCGATTGAGAAAATCGGCAAAATTGCAGGCGGTGTCGGACGGTGCAAGCGGTGTGTCTAAATTGGCGTTGTTGTATACGCCCTCTGCGAGAACCACGCACTCACCATTGTCGGTTATACCGATATAGCTCATTGCGATTGTGTCGGCGCTGTTCGAGCTGTACGCTGTATCAAGACCCGCTGAAAACTGCGTAAACTCAAACCGCGATACGTCGCGCACGATATGGCGTTTGCGGTCAAAGTTTGGAAATACCAACCCCGTTGCCTTTCCGCGCAGTCCGAGAATTTTGTTTTTGTACATTTTAGTCCCGACAGGCGCGCTGTCGATTTTGTTTTGTATCTGCTCATCATCAAGTCCGAGATTGTCGCGAAAGCTGAAAAACCAGTACCGCCAACCGCTGCGCTCCGTCTGTACAAGCTCCGCCGCTATTTCGGGCGGTATATCGCCCGCATAGCGCGCATCGGGTCGAGCGCGGTTTATAAACTCGGTGTAAACAGGTAATTCGGGGTTGTCGGGGTTTAGCGTACACAGCATATAGTCGTTTCGCGTCGATATTTCGCGCACAAACTCAATATCCGCCGTATTCACCTCGTCAATCATAACACACCCGTACTGACCGCCGAGAACGCTTTTCCATTTGTCCTTGTTGTCATAGCCGAGAACAAGTATTATTTTGTCCTCAAACTTGATGTGCGGTATTTTATAATCCTTGTCACCGTTGCCGAAATACTGCGCGTTTCGGTGAATGTCAAGTATTCCGTTATCCTGTCCGAGTATGTTTTTCTCGGCAACACCCGTTGTTTTTGCAGCGATTATGTGCAGCTTTTTGGCAGATGCCGAAACCTTAAGCATAAACTTCACGCCCGCGCCGATTGTTGTTTTGCCGCTCGCGGTAGTACCCTCGAGAAAATCCGCCTTTGACGACATATCACGGCAGAAGTCGATATATTTTTGTGATAGCTTAAACATCGTCACCACCGCCGCCGAGCTGTGTTACAATATCCGCAAACTTCGGCGATGCGTTCACCGTAGCGTCCGCGGTTATTTTCTCTGTAAACAGCGCGTACCGTTTGCCGAGGAGCTCCGCCGCGGTTAAACGGTCCTTTGTTTTCTCGTCCTCGCTGCGTATTACCGATGTCAAATACTGCAATACCTCGTCCTGTTTGGCGACAAGAGCGTCGTTTTTTTCGGCGAGCTTTTTTTGTATATATTCTTGAAGTTCAAGTTTTTTCAAGTTTTGTTCGCCTATCGAATACGCGCTCTTTCCCGAATATCCCGCTCTTATTGCCGCTTGTGTAGCGTTGCAATCAATCAGGTATTCATCACAGAATATTTTCTGCTTTTCCGTCACTCTTGTCACCTCCCTGTAAAATAAAAACGCACCGATTTTTCGGTACGTTTGTTATTATAATAATATCACACATCAATAGTGGCTTTCAATGGCTTATTTTAAAATACATAGCTTGACAATGCACCGTAAATCAAATATAATAGCATTGTCGGCTTCTTCCGCAAGGAAGGAGGTGGAAACTTGTGGAATATATTCTTTCATTCGTTCTTTCTGTTATGGCAAGTGTAGTTGGTTACTACGTATGCAAGTGGTTTGACGGGAAGTAAGTCCGACAAAGCCCAAAAAGAAAACCCCGAGAAATAGCAGTTCTCGGGGTTTT